AATGTTTCTGATAATTGTTTTCTTTTGCAGCAAATTATCTAACAATTATTACTAGAAGTTTAATTGTATATACAACTCAACAAATTGAATAGAAAAGAGGTTATAATTTATGTCGAATTATGAATATAACAAGAAATATGTAAAAGAGTGGGATAAAAAGAACTTAAAACGTATAGGTGTCGCATTGCGTATTGACGAATACGAAAAACTCAAACAATATTGCGATTCTAACAATATTGCAGTAGCAACTTTCATTAAATCACGTATTGCAGATATAATTGATTAAACTTTACTAATTAACACTCTATTCTGAATATTTAAACTATTCTAAATATTTAATCTATTCTAAATATTCTAACAACTATGTATTACACTCTGTATGCAATCTGTCTGATTCTGACGACCTTTATTTTTCGCTTTAATAGGAAGTAATTTTTCACGAAAAAACTTTTTTTCATGCCAAAAAGCCTGTATTTATGCGGGTTTGCGGGCTTTTGTAAACATGTAAATAAAAATATTTTCAAAAAAGTGTTGACAACCTACTGTGACAGTAGTATGATAAGCGTGTCAGCAAGGATAGGCGGTTGACAAGTCCAAACGAGAAATAAATATTGAAGAAAGCAGGAAAGAATGGGTGAAGCGATAGGGCTACACACAAGTAACATGGCAGTTATGCTGATACAGGTCAGATAGAGTGTGTGAGGATTAAACAAGACCCATCAAAGCAGTTGAAGAAAGCAGGAACGGCAGGACAAGAAAGCACAGTGTTCGGAACTATTTGAAGAAAACTGAACAGGTTGAGCCAATCAACACTTTACTCCTCAATCAAGAAGCCGTTAAGCGGAAGAATCAACCGAGCGAGAGGACGACACAGTACTTCAATATTCTAAAGTAGCAAATAAAACTTTTTCAAAAAAGTTTTAAAAAGCACTTGACACAACCAAACAGTTGTGGTAAAGTACAATCATCAACAAGAGCACAACTTGTTGAGTAACAAAAAAGCCCTTGCGCTAACAAGGGCAGAGATAACTGAATAGGAGGTGAGTAATACCATGACCTTAAAGGGCTTCGACGTTCCGCAAGGTTACATGGGATGGGTGGACTCTATCCAGCGGTATATGCTTTTTGCATCATACTGTGACTATAGAGAATACCTTGAACCATAGGGGGCAAAGCCCCCTAACCCTAAACAGTTCATAACTATTATACCACATAGCCTTGCATGATGCAAGAGTACGCTCTTTGAAAATTGTATAGTTAGCACGTCTACACCTTGATGGGTAGCTTGCCACGCTTGTATTTTCACCTTGATGGGATTATGCAGGAACTTTACTTCGGTAAAGAGTAAGAGTGCGAAACTATCTTCATATGCACATCAACAGTCTACGGACTAACTATATATTTTTTTAAGAGATAAACAGGATTATAATTCAGGAGGATAATACTATGAAAAACTTTAAAATTTACATTGCAGGAAACACTGAGAAAGAATTAGTAGCACCAAAACAGGTTGTCAATGTTGAGCGGTTTGGTACTGATATTCAGCTTGAGTATGACAGACAGCACTATTTACAGTTGTCAGATAAATACGGCAAAGCTGTAGCATCAAGAACTAAAGCCCTTGAAAAAGGTGAAGTTTCTAAGGTTAAAAAAGCTGACCTTGATGCTAAAGTTGAGACAGCTAAAGAGGCTCTTGATACATTCAAGAGTGAACTGGTTGAGCGGTATTCAGAGGATAATTTCTGCCCTAAACCAACAAATAATCGCATTGCTAGCATTTATGTATGGGCTTACTTTAAAACAGGTGGCACATTCACACTGACAGGTATGCACTCACTCTACATCTATGCTAAAGATTATCAAGCTACATACAATGATACAGAGTCATTTGATGCTGACCGCCAGAAAGCCTTCAAAGAGGTCAAAGACCTCTGTAAACAGGTTATTGCACCTGTATTCAACACTACATCTGACGGTGAAGATTCTACATACAAGAACTTCACTTTAGGCGCTACACCTGCATGGGTAGCTAACAATGTGTGCTCTTTTATCTGGGGTTCACTTTCAGCAAGTTCTAAGGGCTTAAAACGTTCCTACGGCAAAGAAGTAGAAGCACAGAGACAGCTGATTCTCTCTTGCCTTGAATACTTAGGTATTCCAGTAGAGGACTCTGTTAAAGTTTCAGCAGAGGAATCTATGGAGACTCGTATGGCTTAATCGTACTGATATGCTCTGCCTATGACTTCGGTCGTAGGTAGTCATATCAATATGATAGGAGGAATTAACTATGAAACCATGTTCACAGGTCAGAGGTTTTGGCACTAACTTTCACAACTATGTGTTACCTCTTTACAGCCTTTTTGGTAATGTCAATGGCACACTTTACGTGTGTATTAGACCACATTACAGAGTGTCACGGCTCAAAGTCTGGAATGGCTACAGATGGGTAGACACCACTACTAAAGACCATCCAGATATTAGACATTTCATTATAGCTTTCATGAACTCTGCTGATTTTATCAGTGAAGAACCTGTAAAATGTCGTAGAGATACTAGAGCTATAGCTTCCATGCTTCCACGTGAGAAGAAGCATCCACAACCTATGTATGGCTCAAAAAGCGGCTGTTACTCACAGGCACGAGTTGACGGTCAGGGCTATAACATCTCATGGGAAGAAGATTCCAAACCTGTATTCGGTCATGGTTTACCTGTCAAGTATTCCGAAGGTCACAGATTACCGCCGGTGGGCTTTAATAGCTTCGAAGGTTACACCGACACGCCAGAAGCACGTCGTAGAGATGGCATGAAGATTAAACAGATTAAGTGCAGACCAGGCAAGGTCTATGTTGTTGAAACACAAGCAAAAAAATAATATGAGTTATGCCACTCTAAAAGGCAGGAGGAAAAATTATGACAAAGACTATCTACACAAGAATCATCAACAAGAAAATCACATCTGTAGAGCTGAAATCTGTTTTAGGCAGAGAACTCTACATCTGTAACAATGGAAACTGGACAGATGTTCTCAACGAATTTTCTTTCAGCTACACACCAGAACAGTTCTGCCAGTATATCTCTGACTATAAAGCATGGGCGGAACTCAACAATGTCTATGTAGAAATTACAGAAGGCAAGGCAGAATTTAGGCAATCAATTAATGAAGCCAAAGACCTTCTGAAAGACTGGCTTGAGAATAATGAGCTTGATGATTTTAAATCATTGTATTCTGGTCTTTCAGCAAGGCAGAAGGGAGCTGTCGTTCTTGTTCTTAGGTACAGTGAAATCTTTGAGTACGCATATGCGAACTTAATGTGTCCATCAACAAGCGAACTCTCTCTTCTCTGGAAAGCTTCTGTAAAGAAACAGAAGCACAAAGCAAATCTGCTGATCACAGTGATAGGAGATAACTACGAGTATACTATCAACCTGTTCACAAGCGAAGTAGTAGATTATGTGGACATGGACATCATAGAAGGGAATTTCTAGGAGGGAAATATCATGATTAACTTAAAGAAAACAACAAAGGAACTGGAAGGAATCAATTTTGTTGCATTCAGCAACAACGTAGTAGTAGTGAACACAACTCCGCATCCTGCGTCAATGCAGGACATGGATGGCACACTAATCACCGTGCCTACTTCTGTGCTGATCAATGCCAAGGCAGAAGAGCGAAAAGTTTCTGATCTGTTTGTCCGGACAGAGTTCGTAGGAACAGAAGAAGGTAAAGAAACAATAAAGAGAATCAAGTCTGTCTATAACAGACAGTTCTCCAATGGAACCCTTGTGATTGTTGGTAGTATTATAGCTGCACAGGCATACCCTGGAGAAGTAGCAGCTATGACACCTGTAGAAGGATTTGAGCGTGTAGCACCAGACCAGAAGAGAATGCGTTGTGACAAGTTCACAACTTTCGCATAAGGAGGGAAATCATGCAGAATTATAAAACCAGAATCGCACAAGCAAAATCAAGTTTCGAACTTTCCTGTATCTGGGAAGAAGTTCGCAACGCATACTGGACTAAAAAGACAATCAGCAAGGAAATGTATGAAAAACGTTCTGAAATTGTAGCTAGGAGGAAATCATTATGAACAGAAGCAAAGCAATCTACAAAGCAGCCAAACACTATGCCAAACTTATGAAAGGGTATAAGACAAGTCAGCGGTTGGAGTTCCGGAAAACCTTATCAGCTTTATGGAGAGCTGATTTATATACATATACTGAGTATCAGTTTATCTTAGGGTATGTGTATAAAACTTTTGGAATAATAGAATCTAA